TCAGGCGTCTTTTCGCTGATCCTCCTCTGTGATAAACTCGATACTCTTCACGGGCAGACCGTGAATGCGCTCCACCAGAGATTCAGCAGAAATGTAATCTTCACAGCCTCCACGCTTGATCTGAAGCATATTTTTCCCATCAACGACACTGCGATTTCCAATCCGCAATCCCTTCGGAGTGCGGATCTCATGTTCTCCATTACTCATCTTTTTCACGGCCTCCTTTTTCTGGTTTGAATTTCACCTTTTCGTTCATTCGATTTCAACTTATGGACTTTTCTGAACTTTTCTTGAATTTCATCTTTTTCACTTGCATATTTACGCATTTTCCAGTATAATAGCCATAAAAGTTGAAAGAATATAGCATATATTATATGCAAGTAGTGTTGCGGTGTCAAGAGGAAAATGTGAAATCTTATTGCACATTCTGAATTGAATATTTACAAATTCCGTTGCACATTGTTACAGTACGATAACTGCTCCATAGAAAGGTTGCAAACATGAAATTTGGAGAGAAAGTTCGTGATTTACGAAAGAAGCATTCCTTAACACAGGACGAATTGGCAAAGTGTCTGGGTGTCAGCAAACGAACAGTCATCGGATGGGAACGTGATGGTCGCTACCCTCGCAATGTTGAAACACTTGAAAAAATGGCCGATATATTCCATGTGCCTCTGACCTACATACAACCGGATCAGTCTTTATTCATTGAACGCGCTGCAGCAACCTACGGAAAAAAAGGCAAAATAGAAGCCCAGCATCTCGCATTCGAGCTTACTGAGCTTTTTGCCAGCGGAGAGTTGACCGCGCAGGATATGGACGGCATCATGTATGAAATGCACAAAGCCTATTTTAAGTACCGCGAGCAAGAACGAGAAAAGAACCGAATATTGAGCCTGTAAAATTCCGTTCCATTCACTATGCCATCCTCGAAAGGAGAGCACATTATGGATTCCATTCTTATTTACCAAGCTGCCAATGACCTCGTCCAAAATACCGGCACCCGCAACATCAAACGGATTGCGCGAAGCTGCAGCCTGGACATCCTTGAAACACCTCGCTTCAAAGATGTGCTGGGTTTTCTTTCACTCCACTTTGATAAGCCATTGATTCTTATCAATCGCCAGTTGGACAAACAGACGAAGCAGATGGTGTGCGGCTATGCGCTCGGTCATTATCTGGAGCATCAGCTGCTTATGGACTTGCATACCCTGAACAAATTTCTGACCATTAAGGATAAGCACATCCTTCTTTATGAGCATAACGCTTTCACATCCCACCTGATGCTGGACAGTGATGAAGTCTATCAAATGACGAAGCGTGGGTTGGACGCTGTGCAAATCTCTACAGCCAAACGGATTCACCTCAATGCCGCCAGTCAGCAGCTTCATGAAGTCTGGCATATAGGTGTCTGCATCAGACAACGGACCCTCGTCCGGCACCGAAAAGTGCAGGAACGAGCGGATGCCCTTTGCCACACTCTTGACCGCATTGCCGACCCAGCTCACACCCTTCTTGATGCCTCCTGCAATACCGCCAACGATATCCTTGCCCCAGCTGACTGCCGAGGAAGCTACATTCTTGATACCGCCCCAGATGGACGATGCCACGTTACCGATGGCAGAAGCCGCATTGGAAATACCGTTCTTAATGGCGTTTACTCCATTCGAGAATACCGAAGTGACCTTGTTCCAGATATTCGTGACTCCTTCCCGGAATCCATCGCAGTTTTTCCAGAGAGCGGTCAGTCCAAGACCGATGCCGCCAACGGCCGCCACTGCGATACCTGCAGGGCCCGCCAGACCAGCAAGTGCTGTGCCTGCGGATGCGAGGAAACCACCTGCGGAGCTTGCTACGCCTGCAAGAGCCGTACCCGCACCTGCCGCCAGACCAGATACGGTCGTACCGACAGAACCGAGCAAACCAGAAAGTGTTGTCCCGACTGTACCGGCAATACCGCCCAGCGAAGAACCGATAGACGATACGATACCGGAAAGACTGCCGCCTAAGCCGCCGATCTTCGACACTACACCGGAAAGCAGCCCGCCCAGATTCGACAGGATTCCCCCACCGCTGGAACCAAGGCTTCCCAGCTTCGAGATGATGCCGGAGATTCCCTCTCCCAGACCACCCATTTTGGAGGTCAGCCCGGAGATCAGATTACCAAACTTTGACACGATCTGTCCGCCATCTGCACTGCCGATCTTCGACAGGAAATTTCCGATGTTGGACAGCAGACCACCACCGTTCTCTGTACCGAGGACATTGCCGAGGTTCTGCATCGTATTTCCGAGATTTCCGATGGTGTTCTTCATGGAGCCGAGCTTGTCCACAAGACCCGTGACCGTATTGACTGTGTCACCAACCTTGCTGATGCCGTTGCCCAGGCTCTTTAGGAAATCCGAGTTGAAGGTATCGCCAAGGCTGCGGATCGCATTCCCAAGGGAACTGGTCTGAGAACTCAGCTCTCCAATGGAATCCTTCATATCCGCAAAACTCTGCTTCACTTCATCGCTCATACCGCCGACTGCGGTTTTGGTGATGCCCTGCAAGTCTGTCCAGAGCTGCTGGAACTGTGTCTTCAGCCCGGAAAGCCCGGGCATCAGCTGGGACTGGATACCACTGCCCACATCCCTTGCCGCACTTCCGATACCGCTCTGGCTTCTCTTGATCGTGGTAGCAAAACTGCCGACCACAGAATCCATCCAGTCGCCCAGAGAATCCACCGGGGTTGTGAGGTTGCTGCTCATAGACCCGGCAAGCCCCTGTACGGCTTTCACCACCGACTTGACATTTTTCTTAATACCAGTTGCCAACAGCTTCATGAAGTCGGGCATATAGGTATCTGCATCGGACAGAGGTCCTTCATCTGGTACAGAGAAATGCAGCAGACTTCTGACCCTGCTTGCGACATTTTCTGCCGCCGCAATCACGGAACTGGCTGCTGCCCGGACACCTGCCGCCATCTGGGAACAGATATCTGCGCCCCAGCGGTATGCCGAAGAAGCAATCGAACCAAGCGAGTTAAAACTGCTCCTCATATTTGCAACACCGGAGGAAACCGTGCTGCGCAGACTGGACATTGCCGAAGACACCGTGGACTTGATGCTGTTGAAGGCAGAGGTCGTGGTGGATTTCAGTGTGTTCCAGCCGCTTGTGACCGTACTGCGGACAGCCGTGACAGAAGAAGTCGTAAGAGACTTGATACTATTCCACGCCGTCGTAATGACCGTCTTGATACCATTCCAGCTGGTGTTCGTCAGAGTTTTCACTGCGTTCCATGCGCTGGTCATGGAGGATTTTACAGAAGCGGTCGCCGAGGTGGTAAGGGATTTAATCCCGTTCCACGCTGTGGTAATGACCGTTTTAATACCGTTCCAGCTAGTCGTTGTCAGTGACTTCACGGCATTCCATGCACTGGTCATGGACGTTTTCACTGCTGCTGTCGCAGAGGTCACATTGGATTTCACCGCCGAGAAGCCGTTCTGGATACTAGACTTGATGGTATTCCATGTGCTGGCGGTACTGGTCGTAATGGAACTCCATGCGGATCTCATCGCGGCACTTACACCTGCCGTTCCGGTTTTCACCGTCTGGCTGATGGTTGCCCAGCTCTTACTGTATGCCTGTTCCACTCCCCTCATGGAGTTGGTGATGGAGGTAGACAGCGTGGTGGACAGGTTTTCTGCCGCCGCAGTTACAAGACCGGTGTTGGTCGTGATGCCGTTTGCCAGACCCTGCATGAAGTCCGGCATCCAGCTTTCCATATCTGCCAACGGCCCTTCGTCCGGCACAGAAAAGTGCAGGAAGGAACGGATACGGTCTGCCACTCCCGATACGGCACTTGCCACATCCTGAATCCTCGACTGGATACCCGACACAATGTTGCCGATCATGTCAGAGCCCCACGAGAATGCCTGTCCAGCCAGACCCTTGATAAAGGAAACTGCACTGTTAAAGCCGTTCATGATGGTGGTCTTGATACCGGAGATCGTAGAGGAAATCCCGGATTTCATGGAGTTAAAAGCTGTGGTCGCCGCACTTTTGATGCTGTTACTGAGGGACGATACTGTGGATTTCATGGCATTCCAGCCGGAAGAAACCACCGATTTGATGCCATTTACCACACCGGAGATCTTGCTGCTGATGGCAGTCCAGATAGAAGAAACCGTGGACCGAATCGCAGAAAGGACAGTCGAAATGACCGTCTTGATCGCATTCCATGCCGTGCTCATCCGGGTCTGAATGCCAGTCAGCAGCGGAGACAGGAACGATACAATGGCATTCCATACCGTCGTCACTGCAGTCTGGATTGCTGTCAGCACCGTAGAGATAGCTGTCTGAATCGCTGACCAAACTGTAGAGAAAGTCGTCTGCAATCTAGTCAACATCTGAGTCACAAAAGCGACGATGGCGTTCCAGATGGAAGTGATCTTCGTCTGGATCGCGGTCAGTACTGCGCCGATCAGGATCTGGATTGCCTGCCAGATGGTCTCAAACAGATATTTGAACGCATCCAGCAGAGGCTTGATGGTGTTGTAGATTCCGTTCCACACCGAAGTGATGGTCGTGCTGATGGTGTTCATGACCGTAGAGATCGCGGTCGAGATTGCCGTCCACACAGTTATCACTGTGGTATGGATCGTATTCAGCACGGAAGAAACTGCTGTAGAAATGGCAGTCCAGATGGTGCTGAAAGTCGTCTGGATACTCGTAAGGACAGTCGTAAAGAAGCTCGAAACTGCAGTGAACACAGTCGTTGCCACACTCTGGATAGCAGAAACTGTGTTTGAAAAGAAGCTGCTGATTCCACTCCACACGGTCTCGAAGAAGCTCTTGATACTGCCCCAGACCGTCTGCCAGTCCGTACCGAACAGACCAAGGAACACATCCAGTGCGCTCTTTAATGCGGTGAGCGTTGTGGAAAATACAGACTTCACACCTTCCCAGATGCTGGAGAAGATACCTTTCACCGCTTCCCATGCACCGCTCCAGTTGCCGGAGAACACATTGGAAAAGACATCGAAAAGACCCAGTAAGGTATCCAAAACGACGCCAAGGATGGTGGCAATATTCTGGAACGCTCCCTCAAACAGCGGTGCAAGCACCTGACAGAAACCATCCCATACTGCCTTCAGTACCTCTGTGACATCCTTAAAGTCAAAGCCCAGTCCGTTGATCCGCTGTGTCAGCTGGTCGCAGAAGCCTTTCACTTTGGAAACAATGTCGTTCCAGATGCCGGTAATGGCAGTACGAAACTCCTCGTTGGTGTTCCAGAGGTTCATGAAGGCCGCCACCAGTGTACCGATGACCGCCACTACTGCTACGACCGGGCCGGACAGACCACCCAGAACCACACCCAGCTTGCTGAACACACCGCTGGCACTGCCCACATGGGTGATGAGAAGCCGGACACCCTTTGCAAGAGAACTGAATCCCCGCATCGCTGTGCCAACGGTCGATATGGTCTTACCCAGTACAATAAGCAGCGGACCAATGGATGCCGCCAGAAGCCCGATCTTGATGATCGTTTCCCTGGTACTTTCATCCATACTGTTGAGCTTGTCCACGAACTGTTGCACGGCAGATACGATCTTGCGGATGGTGGGCATCAGGATATCGCCAAAAGAAATAGCCAGCTCCTCCAGCTGAGATTTCAGGATGGTGAGCTGACCATTTAAGTTGTCCTGCATGGTCTCTGCCATGCTCTCGGATGCACCATCGCAGTTTTCAATGGCACCACGCAGTTTGTTGATGTCCTTCTCGCTGGAATTCATCAGGGCAAGGAAGCCGGACATGGCATTCTTGCCAACCAGTGCCTCTGCGTTGGCGGCCTTCTCAGATTCCGAAAGCCCGGAGAACGCCACACGGCAGTCCGCAAGGATGTCATTCAAGCTTCTCATGCTGCCATCTGCATTGCTGGTCGCAATCGTGACCTCTCCGATGTTTTTACCCACAAAGGTCACTTCACCGGAAAGGTTGTTCATGATGGTACGAAGGGAAGTACCAGCCTGTGAAGCCTTGATACCACTGTTTGCCATCAGACCGATGGCTTCTGCGGTATCCTCTGCCGAGAATCCCAGCGCACCGGCGATAGGCGCACAGTACTTGAACGTCTCGCCCATCATGGAGACATTTGTGTTCGCATTAGAGGAAGCGGCTGCAAGGATATCTGCAAAATGCCCGGAATCCGCAGCGGATAAGCCGAACGCGGTAAGGGCATCGGTGACGATATCCGAAGTCGTGGCGAGGTCTTCACCCGAAGCCGCCGCAAGATTCATGATACCCTCGATGCCGTTCAGCATGTCCCCCGTTTTCCATCCGGCCATGGCCATGTACTCCATCGCCGAGGCCGCCTCGGATGCGGAGAACTTTGTCTTTGCACCCATTTCACGGGCTTTTGCACGAAGCTGGTCGAAGTCATCCCCGGTCGCACCGGAAATGGCAGAAACCTTGCTCATCTCGGAATCGAAGTCGGCTGCGGTCTTCACTGCGGCAGTGCCAAGACCCGTTACAGCGGCAGTCACCGGCAGGAACTTCTTACCGACATTCTCCACAGAAGATCCAATGTTCTGGAGCTTTTCTCCGGCTTCATCGATCTTAGCAAGTGTCGCATTGGTAGTAGCCGCCTGGTCCTGTAAAGATCGCAGATTCTGTTCGGTCTCCACGATCTCACGCTGGAGGGCATCGTACTGCTGCTGGGTGATCTCACCGTTGGCAAGCTGCTCATTGGCCTGCTGTGCGGCAGTTTTCAGAGTTGCCAGCTTTTCCTTAGTTGCTTCAATGGCATCCTTGAGCATCTTCTGCTTCTGGACAACCAGTTCTGTATTGGAGGGGTCCAGTTTCAGGAGTTTGTTGACATCCTTCAGTCCGGACTGCGTCCCCTTGATTGATTTGTTTACACTTTCCAGTGCTTTGGAGAGCTTTGTGGTATCGCCGCCGATCTCAACGGTGATGCCCTGGATTCTGGATGCCATTTGCGTAACCACCTCCTTGCAGGCATGAAAAAAGCCCATCTGCACAGAGCAGACAGGCAGAAAATAATCTGAAATTTACAATTCTGTCGTTGCTAAGCGACAGAAAAAGAGCTATACTTAAATTGAGAAATTGTACTCAAAGGAGGTATGCTCTATGAGTGGATATAATATTGACATTGCCGATATGCAGTGCTGGGTCTTTCGGATGGCTCAATCCAAATGGAAAATGTCTCCCAGCGACTGCGCAGAACTGTTTAAGAAATACGACATTCTCGGATTTATCGCTGACTGCTATGACATTCTTCATTTGAATAGCTACGAATGTGCTTTGCATGATGTTGAAACCCTGCTCAAGAATCGAGGTGTTACCGTATGATAGGACTTGAAGATGGAATGCTGCTCTACCACGGAAGTTATGTCAGTATTCCTGACATCGACTTAAGCCGCTGTATGGGTGGTCTCGATTTTGGTCGTGGTTTCTACTTAACCTCATCTTATGAACAAGCATATAGCTATGTTCAGCTTTCTGTTCGCAAAGCAAAACACATCGGTGCTGTTCCAAAAGACTTTGATCCAGCTGACGGACAAATATCCGTCTACAAATTTCACTATGACCCAAACATTCTCGCTTACTTTTTTCAAGAACCCAGTATCGAATGGCTGCATTTTGTAGCGGCCAATCGAAAGAAAGACCTCTTTCCTCAGCTTCTGAAAAAATACAGCGTAATTGATATCATCGGTGGAAAGATTGCCGACGATCAAACAGCCCGTACCCTTCAGATTTATATCAGCGGTGAAGGTGCTGGTGAGCCTGGGACTCCAAAAGCAGACAAAGAAACGATTGAAAAACTTTTACCGAACCGTCTCAAGGATCAGTTTTGTTTCAGAACTCAGGATGCCGTCGAGCATCTTGAATTTATAAGGAGTGACCGCTATGGTGACATCAAATTGTGATAATGCTATAAACTATAAATCTACAGATTCTCAAAAGGAATGCTGCGCAGTAATTGCGATGCGCGAAGCTGTAGAAACCCTTGCAGCACGAGAAAAGATTTCTTACGAGGAAGCTCTTCTTCGTTTCACAAGTTCTCGTGCGTATGAAGCCCTCTTTGATTTTGACACAGAGATTTGGAAAGAAGGCTCTGATTATCTGCTGAGTCTTTATGACTACTGCACTTCCAAAAAGACTGCATAAAAGATAATTACTAGGAGGTGGTTTTATGAACGAGGTTGTCATCGACGATTCACAACGCGAAATGTGCGCCGTACTCGTTATGCGCACTATGCTCACAGACTACTGTAATGATACCGGTGTTTCCTTCAACGACGTATTTTTTCGCTTTGTAACCTCTCCCGCATACAAAATGCTATTTGACTATTCCACCGGACTCTGGATGGAAGGACCCGATTATCTCCGCAACATCTTTGAAGATACCATGAAAACAAACACCTCTCTAAAACAGCCTGAATCTTACTTAATCTCTGAAGAGGAAATGCTTCGTCGCCTTGGCATCACTGAAGCTGACCTTGTCGGTTTTGAGGACGTGGAAATCGAATAGTGACAGCATATATCCCACCCAGTCACATGGCTGAGTGGGATTTTTTATACCTATCACCAGACGATTGTGCTTATTTCGTTCACAATATAAGCACGGTCGTCTGGTTTTTGCTTTAGAACCGGTCGAAATCCTCCTGCGAGGCCAGTTCTTTGTAGGGATAGTCGTCATTCTGCCGTTCTGTGAACATATCATTGACCAACCCGATGGTCAGCAGGTCGAGGTCGGCGATGCTGATACCGAGCTGTACACAGCGCAGCAGAAAGAGCGGGGTGGTCATTTCCCGCTCACTTTTGCGAGGTTTTTTCTGGATTCCACCTCGGTCTGCACATTCAGACCCCACAGTTCGATCAGCTGGGGCAGAATCTGGTAGATGGAGAAGGTGTTGAACTGGTCCAGGAACTCCTCTGGGCTGTCCGGCACATTCGCGGGGTCCGCATGGCGGGCCATCAGCCATGCCAGGTCCTCGAACATCTCCAGACTGAACAGATCAAGGTTGGAATTGTCCTCATCGTTCTCTCCTACGCTCTTTTCCAGCTGACGCAGGTCTTTGTAGATGTCACGGCCGAACTTGATACGGTACAGGCGAGGCACCGCGGCACTTGCCTTAAAGGTGACTTCCTTGCCATCGATCTCGATTTTCTTTGTAACTGCCATAATCGTAATCCTCCATAAATTTCATGTAAAATTGGCAGAGCCGAAGCCCTGCCATGTGTCTGTTCTTCTGTTACTCTGCCGGGTCAATGCTCACCAGTGCATTACCGCCGCTCACAGTGGGCAGCTTACCATCCCACTTCTGGATCTTCTGGTAATCGATCAGCGTATCGGACAGGCTTTCCGCCAGTTTGCGGTTTGCCTCTGCCTGTGCATCTGCGGCAATGGAAGTCTTTGGTTTGGTATGATGTACTTGGCGTGTTTCATCCATTTGCCCCAGACGCCCAGCAAGCCGCCCGATGTCAAGTCTTGGACAACTTTTTTCACAAATAAATTTGAAAAAGCGCAAAAAAATAAGCCCCACAAGGCTTTCAATCGGTTTTGTGAACCAATTTGAGCCTTGTGGGGCTTATCTGCTCTATATAGTATTTGTCTTATACTGCCTGCAACGGCGTGTCATCCATTACTCTCTTGAACTGCTCTACGCTCATATTAGCATCCTCGGCAGCCTGCTCGATTGTAATGCGGCCTTTTCTCACCTGCTTCACAAGCATCCTGAGTTCGCCTCGTTCTTCGCTTTCGTTCATCATTTCCTCAACAGCTTTGCACACATCAATCTCCATCACTCGCACGATGCTTGGCTGCAATATCAGCCACCTGTTTTCCGTACTGGAGAGCATCATAGATGATGTTGCGGACAGGCATTGCATAATGAATGTCAGTCTGATTTTCGATTCCCAGTAAAATGTACGCAGCCTCATCATCCTGTTTAATGATTGCTGATTTCAGCACATCACGGTATTTCTGAACTGCTTCTTCTGGCTGCTTTCCCTCTTCATCCTGTGATCCAAACGGTAATGCAATCTCCGTAGTATCCAGTTCTTGCAGTTGTTTAGGGTCTACAACCGCCTCACCGCCATAGATCAAGTAATTAAACGCATCTGCAAACACAGAATTATCTTTCATATAGGCTTTAGTCACGGTATCAGCTAATCCCATTGGCTTACACCTCCTTGTCGTAGTCAATAGTAGCTTTGTCCGCCATTGTAATTCTATCTTACCATAAACCGCCCATCATATCAAGCTGTGCAACTCCCTCAAAGTCCTTAAATTTTTACGAACAGTTGTCCAAGATTTTTTGCACCTTTTCAAAATCATCCCTTGCGATGATGGCCGGATGTGTGTTCTTTGCCACATACCACTGTTCTTTCGGAAGGTCGCGCTTGTCTTGTCCTGCGAATAACTTCTGTGTACTTTTATTGTTGATGGTATCGCCCACATAGGTTTGATTTTCCAAGATGTGCCGGATCGTGGTTACGCCCCACTTTTTACAGGCAAGTACTTCTTTTCCCTCAACCATTTTTCTATGCCACTCCCGTGGAGTCGGAACCTGCAGCAATGTCATTCGTCGAGCAATTTCAAAAATAGGTACACCCATCAGTTCCCACTGGAAAATCAACTGCACATAAAATGCAGCTTCCGGGTCAATTTCATTACGCTTTGTCACGGGGTTCCGAATATAGCCATACGGAGCATCGTTTCCGACTGCATAGCCTGCTTCTTTCTTACGCTGCAAAGAAGTCCATATCTTTTTGGATATGTCTTTCGCGTACATTGCGTTGACCATGATGTCCTTGCGGTCGGTCAGAATGTTGTATGCGATAGCCCCGGAAAGCAGCGGGTCACGCTGGAATACGGTCAGGCAGTTCCGTATGCTCTGACGGACACCGCCTTTCTCGGTAGTTTCCAGCCCCGCCTTGATTTCCTCAATGCTCTGGGGCGGCTGCATAAACAATTTCATTTTGCTCCTCCTGATTAAAAACCATACAAAATCAGAAAGGCAAAGCATTAAATCCTTATTTACTTGTAGGAAGTTTAATCCAATCCCCCATTTTAATCGCCCATTCTTCTGGTTGAATCGGCGCAAAACCACTGCAATGGTAAAAGGTCAACTCTCCAACATATAGCCTTCCATTCGCACAGTAAAAGTCAATCTTTCCTTCGGATCGATGTATATTTTTCAGCCAAATCTTTCAGGCTCTGCCGCTGGTTATCAAAGTCAAGAATGGTGTCGATTCTCTGGTCATCATCGTCTGTAACAATGTCCACTCGCATCGGCAAGTCAAACAGATATTTCAACAGAAAACAGAAATCACAGGTAGACCATCATGCCGCCACTGAAAGTTTGAGGTAGACATTTCTGCACTCAAATTTGTTCGGAGAAGTTGCTCGACGGTGGCGTATAAAGCTCACTTATTGCCATATGTCGCTACATACCCACTTTTCCGGGCATAAAAAAGAAGCCGCCGATTATTGACTAATCGACGACCTCAAAGTACATCAGAGCGTAAAATATTCACTTTTTTTCCTTATAAGTGATTAAGCTCACTTATTTCAGTTTGTAATGATTTTCAGTGATTATAATCACTTATTTTTACCAAATGATAGCATCACCCAAAACTCCGGGTGGCGTAAAAAGCTCACTTTTTCTAAGTGAACAAAATCACTTATTTCCAATAGCCATAAGTGAGCTTAATCACTTATTTTTTACGTTCATAGGTGCAAAAGTGATTTTATTTACTTGTTGAGTAGACTTGTCTGTATAGCTCCTGCCCACCCGGTCACCTTCCACCTTGCTGCCTTGCAAGCATCCTGGATTCTGACCCGATTGGCTGCCTTTTGCCGACTTCGCCACACACCCCTCACAGCGCCCCACTGTCGCGTTTAATTGGCGAGGCCGAGGAACTTTCCGCAGCGGACAATTCTTCGCCACACAGGGGCTTTGTGGGGCTTGGATTTTCGTCCAGAGCTTTCCCGTTTTCCACCAAAAACGGAATGTCCAGATCGAAACTCACAAGTTGCTGTCTGGGGACGCTTTTCCCCTCCAGACGATATGTATTGTTCCGGTTCCACCGCATGTCCCGGTAGATCATCCGCACCAACGCCACGCACTTGATCTCGCAGCTGTTGCTCACAGTCAGCTTCGGTGTCTTATGAGCTCCTGCATCCTCAGCCGTACAGTTCTGCACAGCTACCTGTTTTGCCTCTCGGTTGTACAGAAAGCGATAGTGGGTTGGCCAGCCTAATGCTTCCAACGTGCTGCGGAAGATTGTGATCCTTCCATCCTCGACATTAAAAGTCAGACCCAGCATCCGCTGGTTCCATATTCTTTCGTTCACTACTCTCCCCTCCTTAAAAATGGGCGCACTTCCCCCTTGGAATCCTGGTGGCCGTTTTAATCAAGCCCGGTGTCGGGGACGGTCTTACCCGTCAGCATCCCCACTGATACATAGCCATCCATTTGCTTAACTTCAGATTCTTTCAGATGTTCTTCTACAGGTACGCCAAAAGTACCTGCAATATCATCTGGGTAAAATCCCTTTCTGGTATTTGCAGGCTTTGTCTCTTGCGCATTTTTCTGGTCTGTTTCATTTTTTCGCTTCTGGCCTTCATGGAAGATCTCCGGCACAAGCAGGTCAAAAACATACAGAGTTTCCCCTTCAAATGAAATTCTGTATCCAAGCATCTTATACCGGCATTCGGTATCCCAGCCCATTTCCTTATACACCAGTTCTGAAAAAGGCTTGCAGGTCATCTTCCGGCTTTTACGTTTATCTGGCTTGGCGATGCACCAGCGCAGAGCGTCCTTGTCGTTTTCATCACAGCCGCGTACAACAATACGCTTCAAATCACTGTTGAACATGACGTGTACATAAACCACATCTTCCAGCCCGGTGATGCAGGCCGTGTTAAATGTGATGCTGTCCTTGCGGATCACGATCGCGGGGTCACGGAGATGTGCAAACAGCTCCTTCCGCACGACCTGGTATCCATCATAGGAAAATGTACTTTCTAATTCTTCCGCTCTTGCGTCTCTATCATTTTCTGCCTGCTCTTCCGGTGGCATGGCGTTCGTATTTTCATTCATCTGTGTCAGTCCATCCTTCCATTATTTTTTCCGCTTCATGGAGCAGAGCATTCAGGCCATCTGCGGTAAAAGTATTCATTTCTTCTATCTCTGCTGCCGGCCGGAGCACATCCCAGTTTCCTGCATAATGTTCCAGCTGCAAAATGCCAACCTGTGCAATACTTGTGATCGGTTTTCCAAAAGTACCTGCCCATTCTGGCGGGAAGATATAGATCGTCTGCTTGACGGTTTTTCCCTCTTCATCCTGTTCCTTGGATGGCAGGACAATTTCTTCCACCTTAACCATTTCCGGCTCATCCAGTTCAAACAGCATCAGCTTGTCATCGTTCTGTCCCACGAGCTGCCCACGGAAACGGTATTTCAAACCTTCTTCCCATTCCATCATGTCAAAAAGGGCTTTTGCCAGACCGCGGCATCCGAGTGTACTGGCGCACCAGCGTCCCTCTTTCAGTCTGCCCCAGCGGATTGCGTTCGGATTATCCTTTTCGCATGGGCGAATGGCAATGCAGCGGTCAACCGAATTCAGGAGCAGTTCTACATACTCCACATCTTCAAACTTTTTCAGGCAGGCTGTATTAAAACGCAACTTGCCATTGGAGATCGTCATAGCCGGATTCTGTAAAGTAGCAAAATACTGTGCCCGCACAACTTCATATCCGCTGAGGTCTAAACGGTTCATGACTTCTACCGTATCCTGCTGTTTTTCCCGCATGACGCTTTCAGATGCTTCCCGGTATTCTTCTGCCGAAAAGCCGGTCCAGTCCTTATCAAAAGGCACATATCCGCGTAAGATTCCATCATCCACCACACTCAGGACTGGCAGTGGGCGATTTTTCTTTGTATAACTTCGGGATGCCCGCAGATGATTTGCCGCATTATAGACTTCCCTGGACACGATTGCCTCATGATGATCTCTCTGCCGGTACTGCGTCCGGTCGTTATTGTTTTTCTTTGATTTATGCGTCAGGAAATTCGGTGTGAAGGTCTTCCTTGCCAATACATCCCCACAATGGCGTTCATTAGCAATGACACCTGCAAGAGTGCCGGGATTCCACTCCGTATTCCCCAGTTTTGTCTTCCGGCCATATTCTGTCAGGAGTTCTGCAATCTCGGTGAATGAAAATCCATTCAGGTACAGATAGTAAATCACCTTTACCGTCTGTGCTTCGTCCTGATTCACCACAAGGCTGCCATCCTCGTCCTGGTCATATCCGAGCAGGGCCGGCGTAAGGAACAGTCCACGGCTGAACCTGCGGTCAATGGACCAGTTCATAATGATAGACTTGGAATGAGATTCTTCCTCTGCCACGGATGCCAAAATCGTCAGGATCATGCGCCCGTTACTGTCCAGTGTGTAGATGTTGTCCGCTTCAAATTTTACACCCACGGGCGGGTCAAGATTTTTCAGTGTTTCAATGACGGAAAGGCAGTCTACAATGTTTCTGGCGAATCGGGCGATGGACTTTGTGAGGATCAGGTCAATCTTTCCGGCCTTACAGTCCTCGATCAGCTGTTGCATTCCTTTACGATGCTCCAATGATGTACCGCTGATGCCTTCATCATCATAGATTCCAACGAATTCCCATCCCGGCTGTGCCTTGATATAATCCGTGTAATAATTTTTCTGAAGTTCATACGAAGAAGTCTGTTCATCATTATCAGTGGAAACACGGACATATGCGGCAACACGACGGATAGAGGTGCTTTCTCCAAGCCCCTCCACAGTTTTTGCCGGGATAACTTCCAACTCAGAAGTATCCACGCCTTTATATCTGTCTCTGATTCTCTGCTTGCGGTCTGCCGCCTCTGCTCCACTGCTTATCATTTGCTTCCTCTCATTCCTCCGGCTTCATGCTCCAGTACCACTGTCGCATCTTCCGATAACTCCGGATGCCGAGTTCTTTCTTTGTATTTTCTGCTATCCTGCGGCTGATACCTTCATCGCTCATCCGCATATAGATTTCTCTGGATCTCATGTCACCCCCGGAAAGCAGCTTCTTGATCAGATACGCCGCCTTCTCAGATTTTGACTCAAAAACTGGTGTTTCCGGCTCCGCTGATGGATCTGGCTTAATTTCACACTCCAGCCATTTGAAGCCCTGCTCCGCTGTTATCGAGAATTTGATTTCACCATCTGACGGAGCCAGACTGTTTTTTATCTGCCGCACAATGCGGATATCTGACTTTTCCGCATCCCGTTCTACTTGTAGAACGCTCCGGGCAGCGGCAACAACATCGATGCTGCCAAGGCTCCGGTAAAGACCCTTTGTTCCCTCTTTTTTATTAAGGTGTCCGATCAGCACAATGGCACAGTCATACATAGATGCCCACATGCCAAGACGCTGCATCAGCCTTCTGGCTCTTCCTGCAATCTGGAGGTCGGAATCACTTCCAAGATATGCCTGGATCGGATCGATAACTACCAGCCGCGGCCGGAATTCTATAATAGCCTGCCGGATGCGCTCATCATCCAGTGTCAAGCCACTGTATGTTTCTTCATTTATGAAGGCCACATTTCTGCAATCTGCCCCACATTTTTCAAGCCGAGGCTTAATGGTATCTGAAATGCCATCTTCTGAGCACTGGTAAATAGCCCTTTGCGGCATTCCGATGGTTTTACCATCTGGCAAGGTTCCTCCCTTAGACAGCTCGGCTATCAGGTGCATCATCATTGTGGATTTGCCATCACCGGGGTCACCTTGCAGCAATGTGATCTTTCCAACTGCTATGAATGGATACCACAGCCAACGAACAGAAGTCGCCTGTACATCACTGTATAATGTAAGAATTCCTTTTTCTTCTTTGTTCGTCATCATCGTCCCTTTCTGTGTGCAGTCTTTTCTACATTTATATTATAGAGTATGTGTGGTGTTTTGACTGCCACCCATCAGGTGGCACATCATCGTTTTTGCCACCCAACAGGTGGCAAAACAGCCTTAGACCACATAACAGATAGAGGTGTAGACCTTTGCGGCCTTAGAATTCCTGTAATCAAGTTGCTATGTATTTTTCTCTGCGGGATAATCGTAACAGCCTTATGCGGGTACACATAAGGAGGAACATACATGGCATTAGATTATACTGCACTTGGAAAGCGTATCAGCACTTTCCGTAACGCATCCGGATTAACTCAGGAACAATTTTGCGAAAAATTGAATGTATCTCGCAAACACATCAGTCAGATTGAAGCGGCAATCAGCCGCCCCAGCCTTGAAACTCTGGTCGACATTGCTAATATTCTTAACATCTCAGCAGATGATCTTCTTGTAGACAGTTTGGCGCACTCCGCGTCCACTGCCGATTCCGAGATCCACCGTCTGCTTTTAGACTGTAATGCAATTGAGCAGGAGATTCTCACCCGGATGGTAAAGGAGATGAAAGCAATTTTATACGGCTTAGGAGTTTGATTTTATAACTTGTTGATCATATAACAAAAAAGCCCGCATAAGCCACAACTGCACTTTGGAACACACCGAAGTGCTGTCTGTGGTTTATGCGGGTAAGGACAAAAAAAGAAGCCCACCAGCGGACCATGTAGGAATCTACACAGTGCGCCAGTGGGCTGGTATGTTTTATACTGCTTCTGCTGGAATTTGGTTCATCTTCTCTTTAAATTCTTCCACAGTCATGTTCAAGTCCTCAGCAGCTTCTTCAAGGGTAATCTTGCCCTTTTTATAATACTTTACTGTCGTTCTAAGGTCGCCAATGTCGATGCCCTCAAGAATACTCTCATTTCTTAAATCTTCCATCTGCTTGCACACTTCGCTCACTCTTTCAGTTTTTTAGACATCTGGTTTTCTCTGCCATCAATGGAAAAAGCATATCAATAGTTACACACTGCACCGGTAGGCGATGAGTTTCAATTATGCACTTCTTCTCTCATCTAGTTCTTTTACCTCATCAACTGTGAGTTTCGTAGCTTGCGCTATTTCCTCATAAGTTAGCTTTCCAATCAACAGCAAGCTACGGGCTGTTTCCAGAGAGTTTTCTCTTGCAGCTTCATTTCTCATGTCTTCCATAACCTTGCACATAACCGCCACTCCTTTCTCATCTTCTTTGAAGTACTGTACTCGATTAGCTAATACTTCATAATACATATCTTTTGCACTTGTACAAGAAAAGTCATGCATCAGTTTTCCAAGTGCCGTTTCATTTTTGATTTGAGAGTTCACATATATAATATGCGATTCGTCACCAAATGATTCTCCTGTTTCTTTAATCATACGGTCAATATGATATATCGGAAGTCCTCTTTTAAGAACATCATTCTCTGTGATGAAAATCACATAAGTTTCATTCAGGTATTCATACTGCTCGCCTGGTTCAGTAACATTCGCATCGATTATACCGCTGTTATACCTAGCTCGCTTAACACCAGCACCTTTATCATTTCGCTGAATTTCAATATTGTATACACGGTTTTCCCTATCCACTGCAAGAATATCCAACCGCACAGATTTTCCCTGTAAATTTTTAACGCTATACTGGCTATTGGATTTTTTCACTTTCAGATCGTCTCGATTCAGAATAATCTGCAACAAAAATTCTGCACACTTTATATCTTCAAAGACTTTGCTCATGAAATCATCATCCAAAAGCCTAAAACCTCGCAATCTTTGAAGATCTTCTTCATGCTTTCGCTCGAAATCCAAATCTCTACACTTATTCATCGGATATCACCCTCTTTCAGGTTGTGAAGAATAAATCTCCCCATCAATATCTTACCATCAAAACACGCTTATTTCAAGCGGTCATGCTCTTCTAAAAAAAAAATAAACAACCCTATCCAATACCTTGGAAATGATTACCTGTAAATTTTTCCATTAATATTCACGCCGACGCAAACTCCTATATACATCCTCGATAAAACTCATGAACTCCACGCTGGCACACTTGATCAGACATTTTCCATCCACGGCTTTCAGCTTTTCCATAACCATTTCTGCCAATGCATCCCCACGCCCTCTCATCTTCTGAGCAGCAAACACCACAGACTCATCGATGAACGCAGCGTACTTTGCACCATCAATATTGCTTTGTACCGGCACGCCTTCGCCACTGTCAAGCATGATCACTTTTGGCTCATACACAGCCCTTACCTTTCTCAGTGCCTCTGCCGGCTCCATGCTCTGGAGATATAATTTCATAGCACCGGCCGCCACAATTTCATCAGCTGTTGCACCATATTTCTCTGCCAGCATCCCAGCTACATCTTTCATTCCAAACACTCCTCGCTATGTGTATTTTCTGTCGTATGTGTATTTCTCGCCACCCACAACATATAACAGGATTCTGCACATAGCAATCCTTACGGGTAAAAAAGGCCAGACAAAAAAGCAGGCAAAATAGCAGCACAATAAAACCTTAAAAACAAAAAAAGCCCTGCCTGATGCAGCCACAAAAACCACACCCGGCAGGGTCCTGTCTCCTTCCATCACACCGCTTCTTCCCTCTCGCGCTTCGCTGCAGTTGTCAGGTATCTGCGGTACTGAATGCTGAATCCGTACACCTTATAAGGAGCGTCCACATAGACCACATTGCCGTCCATGTCACTCCGCTTATAGCCCATGAAGCTGTCGAGCGTTCTGCGGTTGCCCTTTGAGGTCAGTGTCACACCGAAGTTTGTCTTATAGGTTGCCACATCCCCCTGCAGTACCCCGCTCTCAACAAAAGCACAGTAGATGCCTTTTTCAAAGTGGAGCATATCTGGTGCTTCTGCGATCCGCTCAGGAGTCAGCTTGAGCTTTCCGCTGGTGATGGCACGTTTCCGGCCTTCGATGGCATTTCCGTCCACATCCCGAAGCAGGGTTCCCTGTACATCCAGACCGTTGACTCTCAGCGGCATTCCGCCTGCATTGGTATCCGGCAGTTCTTTCAGGCAGGCAAGGAAGTATTCAAAGTTCTTTTTCATGATCGCCAGCACACCCTGTTCCTCCTCGATCGTCTGCCGTTCCTGTTGGAGTGTTTTCAGCCGTTCCTGCAGGTCGTTCACAAGTTCTGTATAAATCTGGGCTTCCGAGCCTTCCTCCGTTTCCGTCCCATAGAAGCTCACTCCGATGCTTCCCGGTGTCAGTCCGCTCCGGATGTCCAGGTCGATGTCGTCAATGGTCACCTCCCCGTTGGAAAGGGCTTCATTCAGTTCCACGTTCTGTTCCAGTGCAGCTTCCCGAAGCGCCGCCACCTGATGGCTGATGGCATCCTGCAGGCGTTCTTCCATCTCCTTGATCTGATTTTCCACCGTTGCCATCCTCTGCACCGAGATGCTGTTGTTATTCGCCAGCCGGACAGCCTGCTCATAGGCATTGTCAAACATCGCCACGATCATGGAGGCATCTCCGTGTTGTTCAAAATCACGCTTCATGCTGTAGAGCAGTTCCATGAAACTCTGCTCCAGCGCACACTCATGGTAGCGTTCTGAGGGGCAGCGCTTGTTTGCAGCTTCCTTTTCCTCATCTGACATGCAGCCTTTCTTGCTCCGGCAATACGCTTTCTGGTCGGGAGAACCGTTCTTCGGCGGCTCACCGTCCCGCTCCCCGACCTTACGCTTGCACCGCCAAACGGGATACGAATAAGTGTATTTTTCCAGATACTCTCCGGTATCCTCACCAGTCGCCTTAAGACTCCGCTCATCGCTGTAACCATTTGCCACACCCGTGTAGGTTGTACGGAAGAATCCTTCCCCGCAGGGTTTTCCGGCATCCGGCCCATTCTCCAGGATCGCACCGCAGCGCAGGTTTCCAAACGGAGAACCCTTAATGCTCTTTACCTTTTTCTTGCCGGGGCCTTTCGTCATGTCTGCCCTCGGCTTCTCGAACAGCATGGTCTGCACTTTGTCCCAAGTCACACGGTCGATGATACCCACATGATGGTTCTTCACATAGTAGCGGGGTGCTTCGCCCTTGTTGATGCTTGAACGGTGGGTAAGGAAGTCTTTGGTGATGGTCTTCTGCATCTCGATGTCGCCCACATACTTCTCATTCCGCAGGACGATCAGGATCGAGCCGGCACTCCATTTCTTTCCGTTGACCGTGAACTTTTCCATCTGGTTCAGCTCCAGTGCGATCTTATTCGCCGTCTGGCCTTTCACGAAGCGGTCAAAAATGTACCGGATGATCTCTGCCTGCTCCGGCACGATGACCCACTGCTTATTTGCCCCAAGCTCATATCCCAGCATCCGTTTCAGATTGATATGCGGGACACCAGACTGGAACTTCTTCTGGATGCTCCATCGGATGTTATCGGAAATGGAACGGCTCTCATCCTGTGCCAGTGCAGAAAGAATCGTAAGGATCAGCTCACCTTTGGCATCCAGTGTGTCGATGTTCTCTTTCTCGAAATAGATACCCACGGGCGGCTTCAGCTGCCGAAGCTCACGGGTACAGGTCAGGGAGTCAATAGTGTTTCGTGCAAATCGGGAAATGGACTTTGTAACGATGTAGTCCAGCTTTCCATCCATCGCATCTTTTATCATGCGGTTGAATTCCTCTCGATGTTCCCGGTTCGTACCAGATTTTGCTTCATCCGCGTAGATGCCGGCAAAGATCCAGCCGGGCTTCCGGGTGATGAGGTCTTTGTAGAATGCTTTCTGTGTCGTGTAGGAAGTCTGCTGACTCTCATCGCCGGTGGAAACACGGCAGTAAGCCGCCACACGGATGTTGGTCTGGCTTTTCAGCTGCCCGCCGTTCTGTACCGAGCGCACACTGGCGGGGATCACATCCACTTTTTGTCTTGTCATAATCTGCTCCTTTCTTCCAGCCTTGCAACTGGTCTTATCTTACATGCCTCTTCCGCTGGCTGCCGTCGCGCATCGTATGCCCGTCATAATAGCTTGCGGTATTGCGGTAATCTTCGATATTGGAATCCATCTCTACCTCGGTCTTGGTGTCATCGAACCAGTGTACCGTAAACTTCAGCGGTGAATGAATCGTGATGGAGAGGAGGAATGCCTTGCAGTGTTCTTCGGTCACTTCATTCAGAAAGGCCACCGTACCATCCCGCCCCGCCGGGAGGTTCTTCATCCACTCGATTGCCTTTTCCCTTCGTTCATAGTCGCCCTCCAGTTCTTCCCAGTAGTCTTCCATATAGTCGAGCTGTTCGGTCAGTTTCTGCTCAGTGTCCGTGTCCTTCTGAATATCACACTCCAGTTTCTCAATGAGCTTTTTCTTCTCCTCAATAGAAGCAGGGTCGATCATCTCGTCACCGAGAAGTTCCAGACGGGTCTGCATCACATCCACCTGACTTTTCAGGAGCCGGATCTTCTTACTGGTGCTTTCCACACTGGTGTGTGCGGCCGCTATCTGCTTTTTATAAAAAGCACGGTCGCGTTCCATAAAATCCAGCTTCTGAATGCTCTCCAGCCGTGCAAGCATCTGGCTTACAAAAGAATCTGCTTCCGGGGTGAAGTTGTCATACTGCTCTTTGAACCGGCCGCTCATGATGTCTGCCACAGCCACGTTGTCATGGATGGGCTTAAGCGTCAGCCGGAACCGCTCCAGAACTGCTTTACGGAAGGCTCGGACAACCTGTTCCTCGTATACTTTTTCTGCATGGCAGATACGTTTTCCTGTCGTCCGGCTGCTCGTCGGGCACCGCCAGATGGGATAGTTCCCATTTCCGTTTGTCACATGGAAAAAACGGCCGCACTCCCCGCAGATTAGTCTTTGGGAAAACGCTCTCGGCTTCTTGCCGGATCTTGTCCTGTTATATAAATCGCTGTTTACTTTTACAACTTCCTGTGCCTTTTCAAACAGGTCCTCGTCAACGATTGCCGGATGATGGTTCCGGACAAAATACTGAGGAACTTCGCCTTTGTTGTCCCGGACTTCATGTGTCAGGTAATCCGATGTGAACTTCTTCTGGATAAGGACTGCACCCATGTACCGCTCGGCACGGACGATCCGCGTGATATTCCCGCCTGTCCATCCATCCAGCAGATCACTGTTTAACTGCCCTTTCTTGGATTTTTTCTTTCTTACTCTCACTGCGTCGGTGACAGGAGCCGGAATCTTGTCCATGTTCAGTCCCCTTGCAATCTCCGTATAGGCTTTCCCTTCCACAACTTCATGGAAAATACGCCGGACGACCCTGGCTTCTTCCTCAACGATCTCAATATCTTTATACTCATATCCGCTCTCGGAGGTAACCATTTTCCCATTGTAGCGGTATCCGTACATGATCTTGTTTGGAACATCCCCCTTCGGAAAGCGCATCTTCTGCCCCAGCCGGATGTTACTGGAAATGCTGCGGCTTTCTTCCTGTGCAATGGCTGCCAGTGTCGTAAGGATGAAGTCGCTGGTCGGGTCTGCCGTATCCAGATTTTCTTTCTCGAACAGAATCGTTACCCCGCAGTCATGCAGGACATCCAGTGCACTCATAAAGTCAGCCGTGTTTCGGGCAAATCGTGATATGGACTTGCACACAATGCGGTCGATCTTCCCGTCCTTACAATGACGCATCAGTCGGCGGAATCCGGTTCTCTTTTCCTTGGAAGTGCCGGAGATGCCGTAATCGGAGTACACACCGACTGCATTCCATACTGGATTATTTTCAATCAGCTGGTTAAAGTATTTTTCCTGCGTTTCATAGGAGTTCTCCTGGTCGCTCATGTCCGTAGAAACGCGGATGTAAGCCGCCACATTAAGGGTTCCGGCTTTCTTTTTGGTAGCCCGGAAGGTCGCCGTCGAAACGAACTTGTTTTCCTGCGGTTCTTCCGGTGTGAAGAGCTTCGTAAACTCACTCTCCATACTGCTCTGCAGCCGTTCTGCAATGTCAGGCTCTGCCATGACCTTTTTGGCATCCAGAGCTTTCTGGATAAGAGCTGTGATACCGGCGTCCACGATGTCTTTTGATTTTTGGGGTGTCTGTTTTTTATCTGATGCGTTTTTTGGTTTTTGTTGAGTAGACCTGCCTTGGTGCGTATCAGCCAGTGGTAAAAAAGAAGCTGTGGCAGCATCCGTACTTTGACGAACATCTGCCACAGCTTCCACAGGTTTCTTTTTTCCAAGAGCGGCTTCCAGTAAAGCCGAGACATCCACAGCAGATGCATTTACTCTCTTCTGCTGTTTCTGCTGTACTGTATTCTTCACAGTCTTTTTCTGCAGATTTGCAAGGAAATCCGTACCAGTACTCATAGTTTTCGCTCCTTTCCTGCCCGTTTTCTTCTCTTTGGGCAGTCACATATTCCCTCTGTTTCGTGATATTATCAAGTAATTTCGGCGCAGAAAGACGGAGAATAATCTGGGAGATTATTGTCTTATCTGCACGATATGTACGCCCCGCCCGGTAAGGACGGGGAGTGTTTTTAGATACGGGCCGCAAAGTCAAGTGCGATCCACCCTGCACCGGATTTCAGCTTGCCCCAGCCCTTCGCAGAACCAGCACCGGCAGATTCTGCCACGATAGTAAACACGCCTTTCCCGGTGTAATAACCGGTCTTACCGTAATTCGTGCCCGGTCCCTTGCGGATGTTGAGGTCTTTAATGGATACACGCACAGTATATGGGACTGAAGACTTCGGTTCCGGGTAGACGGCCTTACCCGCCGGGTCAAAAACATAATAGCCCGGATTCTTATCTGCACACTGTTTTGCATAGGTGAGGTCGTGGAACGCACCTTTCTGGGAAGCGGCATTCTGCCAGCTCTTACGGACACGGTACCAGCCGGAAATAGTGGTGCTTTCAGAATCCTTTACCGCATCATACTGCGTCAGGTTCCAACGCTCGATGATATTGCAAAGGTTCTGAACATAGGTGTGGCTGGTAGCATAACCACCATCCTTGATGATCTGTGCCGCTTTCTTGTAATCGGTACAGCCTGCCAGACCCTCATAGCGTTTCCTGCTGCCACTCATCGCTCCGAGCAGATATGCTGCATGGTCGGCAATGGAGTCTTCCACACAGGCGTACTTGCGGAAGTCAGCAGTGATCGTCACATAGCTGCCATCGGTATTCTGCTCCTGCGTTTTCTTAGGATAGACAGACTTGCCATCCCAACTGCTGCCGCTCCAGCTGTTCCCGGAAAGCGAGGTCTTCATGCCGAAGCAGTTATTGGCATTTTGTGCCAGCTCAGATTTACCGTAGCCGGATTCCAGAATGAACTGTGCCATCGACACGCAGGCAAGGATGCCAGTGGTTTTCTGGTTCGCAGTAAACAGCGGGCCAATCTTTGCCACTGCCTCTGCTTCCGAGAGATTTTTCAGCGAAGAAGCCTGCATGCCAGATGAGGATGAACCGCCCAGTGCTGCAGTTACCCTTGCGGCCAGATCACCCAGGCGGGCATACAGCCAGTTTCCAGGGCAGCTTTTATTCGCAAACCAGCGGTGAACGGTCAGCACCATTTCATCTGCCGCCGGAGCATAGTTGAGTGTCTTATTTTTATCACCCAGCCACAGGAGCTTCTTCTTCCCGTTACGCTTGCAGATATCAATGCAGAGCTTGACCAGAGAGTCATATACGGCACTGTTCATGGCATACGGCTCATTCATGTCGCTGGCGCATTCGATGGTGACCGCCCTCTGGTCATTGGCATTGCTGGACGAACACCAGCTGCGGTTCTTTTCTATAGATAGTCAATATCAGTTGACAGATAAAACTCAAAGAGTAACCACATTATGCAGCCATTGCCTGAGCAGCATAGAATCTGCTGCGCTTCACCATGGGTGGTAAGCCGCCATTAGCGGAGCAAATACGACGATTGTTCCAATAGCTCATAAAGTATCTCCAAACCAGCGATTTCAGCTGCTCCACGGTCAACTGTTCGGGATCGTAGCGGTCATATAATAGTTCTGTTTTCATCCTTGCCCACATGCTCTCGCAGCGAGCATTGTCATGGCAGCGACCGCCTGCACTATTCATGCTCTGCCGGATACCATACTGTGTGATTGCTCTGCGGTATAGATCGCTTGTATACTGAGCACCGCGGTCAGAATGAATAATTGCACCGTGCAAAGCCGGATAAGAAGCCATTGCGTTGTCCAATGTCTGAACGCACAGCTCTGCCTTCATGTTTGTACTCATAGCAATACCCAAAACACTCAGATCGAAGCAGTCGAATATGACGGAAGTGTAGAGCTTTCCATCTTTTGCTTTAATCTCTGTAATATCCGTAATGCATTTTTTAAGAGGCTCATCGGAACGAAAGTCTCTTTTCAGCAGGTCGTCTGATTTCATTGCCTCTCGGTCAGCCTTTGTGATTCCATTGGGCTTGCGTTTTGGATGATGAGTCAGTCCGATCTTTTTCATGATACGATATACCGTCTTTTCTCCCGGAATCTCTACGCCATCAGGCTTTTTCATCCGTAAAGCCTGATACATCCGCATACGTCCATATGTATCGTTGCATTGATCCTCACTGCAAATTTCCCGCATGATTTCGGCAAGTCGTTGGTATTTCCACGGTCGATTTCTGTTTACCAGATACCGATAGAACCCTTGCCGGCTTACACCCAGCATTTTACAGCAAAATGCAATTCTTCCTTTCTTCTTGCCGTCTTCTGTTTTTAGGGCGATGAATTTCATTCGCTGCCCTTTGCTGACTTCCGACGGCTGGCGGCGAAAAAAGCGCTGGCTTCTGCTAGAAATTCATTCTCTTCCTTTAGCCGCCGTATTTCTTTCTCCTGCTGCTTTACCTGCTTGCGCAGGGTATTCAATTCCTCGGCCAGACTCATTGCTGTCTGCGGCGTATGTGCTCCGCCTCCGATGTCCAACCGCCCCTCTTTGACCGCCCTAACCCATCCGTACAGCGTATCTACCGGTATCCCCAATTCGACCGCTGCTTTCGAGGATCCTATTTCATTCGATAGCTTTACGGCCTGCACCTTATATTCCGTGTTGTATTTTCGTTGATTCCGAGCCATCTTTCGTTGCCTCCTGTTTGTCCTTTTCTATATATTGGCCCTTTGAGTTCTCTATGTCAACTTTTATTGTACAACACCATTCTTTGACACAAAGCGACACACGGCCGTCTGTGCCGATGCCGTAGTTGCAGCTTGCCTGACGGCTTGTGCTGGTGAAACAGCCGCAGATGCTTTCCGCAGAAAGCTGACCGACCACACAATGCGGTGTGATGCGGTCGATGCTGTGTGTCCTCTGCCCGGAATGGTTCGGGGAGAGCTTAGTGTAAACAACGAGTGGACTATTGGTATATCCCATAATGATTTCCTCCTGCTAAAAAAATTGAGGTCCAGATCACTCTGAACCTCGTACTGTGGTTATTCTGTTGTTACGGAATCAGCAGTTTCATGCCGACCCGGATGGCATTGGAAGTCAGACCATTCAGCACACGGATATCTGCACAGCGGCTGCCGCTTCCCAGTTCCTTATCTGCGATTTTCCAGAGATTATCACCGGGAACAACGGTATAGATTCTGCCAGCTGTGAACGCATAGGTGTCCGCACTGTTCAGGACATATGCGACACCGGCCTCTGCTTCGGCACATTTGATCTTCAGCCAGCCATCACAGAACTGCACGACTTCCACAAGGGCATTCTTCTTGTAGACCGCTACGACCTCTGCATCCAGACTCGGCTTTTTGCGGATGTTCATGAGGGTCTTGAGCTTGCCGTAGGCAATGGTCGCCGGAAGCTCCTCCGCAGTCGGGAACTCATTCTCATCCACTTCGTCTTCAGCTTCTTTCTCCGCCGGGATATCTTCCACAGGGGTTGTGGTTTCCGGCTTATCTTCCGGGATATCGTCCACGACTGCTTTCTCCTCACTCTCATCTGCGCCGGTATCTGGGACAGCCTCTTCCGGATAGATCACGTTGCCGTCATTGTCGAACACTCGGCTGCCGGGGTTCTCATCGCACTTGGCTTTTGCATTCGCCAGCAGACGGTACGCGCCAAACTGGGATGCCTCATCTTCCCAGACTTCTCGCACACGGTAATAACCGGTCGTCAGTTTTGCGGGATACTCTTTCTTACTCATGGTTCATTCCTCCTAAAATTTGAGGGAGAGGCCGTTACACCTCTCCCTATTGATTACTCGTCCTTATCCTCTCTTTCTTCCTTCAGCTGTGCCAGCATCTCCTTGAGCTTCTCCGGCACGGGAAGACCGATAACGGCTGCGTTTTCGAGGCAGCTCAGGCCTTCATTCGCCAAATAAAAGAACACCACTGCTGTACGGATGGCCGCTCCATTCTGGAGGATCTGTGTGTCGATGATGTTGGCAATACCAACCAGCACAAAGATACACACCTTCTTGGCGATGCCCTTAAAGCCAACTTCAGAAGAAAGCTCATGCTTGATCGCTGCCGCCAGCACCCCGGTGAAGTAGTCACAGACCACGAACACCACCAGTGCATACAAAAAGCCGTCAAACCCGCCAAAGAACCAGCCCAGGAAACCACCCAGACCTGCGAACATCCATTCAATCTTGTCGATCACATTCTGCATAATCTTGTCCTTTCCTGCCCATTTGGGCATAAAAATAGACGGTCAATGCCGCCTTGTGTATACTCCTTCTATAATGAACACCGTTTCACAGGCATTTGGGAGGTATGTCTGTCAGGGACGGTGGAAATTTAATAGAATTTATTGTCCAATCCAATAAACTCAATCTCACGGAACTCATTCGGATTCTTCTTCATGATCCAATCAATATAGGTAGAAATAATCATGGCACAGATAAAGTACCCGACTGCATTGTAATGACCGCCACGTTTCTGCTGATAGAGAAAGCCAGAATTATACAAAGCTGTTCCATAGGTATACAGATCAACCAGATAGACGCTCTTAAATATTCCTGCAATCTCCCGAACTGCCGAATTGTAGCCAGCATTTTCTACAGATTTTAATGGATCAGTCAGAATAAAAATTTTAGCTTTCGGCTGCATTTCCTGAATCTTCTGAATGATCTTTCCGTGATTGCCATAATAGGTGTCTGGATTCTGTGTGTAGTCGCCGAGATTGATATCTTCCACCGTACCAATCTTGTACTTTCGATTGTTTTCATTTTGTCCAAGACCGATAATATAAGCCTCGCACTTATGATTTCCATCAAAGCACTCCGTTGCAAGCGAACTGGAAAGGAACGTATCACAACGCAGTCCACCCTT